GTAAAGTCAGCTGTATACCATTTAGCTTGTGCTTCAGGTGACTTATCCTTTTGCCACTTCTTAGTATTGGAGTCATAAGCACCGGTTCTTGAACTAATTTCTTTAATTACTTCGTCCATAACCTTATCACCGTCATAACCATACTTAGCTATTTCACCATAACAAAACACAATAATATCTGCCATAGCATCAACTCTTTCGTGTTCATTCTCAGCGCTAAGAAACTCTCCTAGCTCTTCGATAATCATGGCCAGGAAGCCATTACGATCTGGCTCCTGCATTGTAATGAGTCTCTCGTCAGACCAGTCTTTGATTCTAGTGAAATTAGTAGCCATAGTATACTCCTTAGTTTGTTTGGTACTGACTCAATACTTGTTCAGCATGTTCACGTGCTACTGTATAAGCTACAGGTCCTGTCTCATCAGCGTATGAAACTGGATCAGGTCTACCGAGCTTAATAAAAGCCTCAAGACGCTCTACTGAAGAAGACGATTTATAATCTGAATACCATACACCATCATGCTGCATTGGCTTATATGATGTATTAGTCAGCTTGTAAACCGTATCGAAATCAAGCGATAAAAGCTCACACAATCTTTCTCCGTCCTTGAGAATATCATACTTGTCTACTTGCAAGTAAGGAGTGAAGTAAGATACTAGCTCACTATCCCAGTTACCTAAACGAAACGCTTCTTCATCTGCGTCTCTAAACTCTTGCCTGCAATCTGGGTATACAGCATGGTCACCTGCGTGAATACCTAATGCAATACAAGTTTCTTCTTTTTCTTCTTTTGCCACAGACAGCGCTACAGCTTGAGTAATAGAAGAGAAGATTTTATTACGATTTGGTACTACAGTTTCGCGCATATTTTCTTCAGCGTAATGACCTTCAGGTACATCACTACCTCCGGTAACTAATGCTGAATTTAATAGCTCAGTAATACCCCCTAGCTTAATAACTTGATACTTAATATCATGCCCTTTAGACTTGACATACTCAACACACTGATTAGCTCTTTCAAGCTCTACTACGTGCTTCTGTCCGTAATCAAAGCTAATAGCAGTAACTGTATCAAACTCTTCGATACAACGGAGAAGTAAAGTAGTACTATCCATACCACCAGAAAGAGATACAACACAATGTTTCATTTTAACACCTCATATTAAATAAAGACAGTATTTGGATTAGAGTGATTAGTCTTTAAAACCACTATTGACGCTCGGTCTTGAGATGAGGAATACTCACATCTCCTAGTACACCAGCATAATGCTCCAGCATTTCGTTGCTGCTACTACGGACCGGGTTAATATCAATTCCACCTCTACGAGTATAAAGGCATCCTACAAAAATATCAACTTTTTCTTTTCCTTCATAGAGATCATATAACCTCTTATAAATGCATTCACAGATCTCTTCATGAAAGTGATTCTCTTTACGCATTGATACAATGTACTGTAACATTGACTCAGGAGTAGGTACTTGATCAGCATTCTCGATTGCGATATAAACATCACCCCAATCAGGCTGATTAGTTACTCGACAGTTAGATCTAAGCGCATTACTTGTTACACGATACGATGGCTTAGTATTAATCTCCATCTTAATAATCGAAGGATCTTCGTTATAGCTATCAAATTTAATATCTTTAAGCTCAACCATCTCCTCAAGCTTCTGAAAGGTAATATTAAATGCGCTTTCTGCATCACCTTCATAGTATCTATGAAAGAACACTTCTACATTAGTATCTAGTGCTTTAGATAAATCACGAGAAATTTTATCTTCCACTTCAAAGATTGCTTGATCAATATCACTGCCAAACTTAACCATATTATATGAGTTAAGATATAGCTTGATAGACTTAGATTCTACAATAGCTGGTGAGTTTGAATCATAAACGATCTTCATTACACCAGATACAGGATATCCATTATCTAGTAAGAACGACACTTCATATGCGTTCCAAGTATCAAACCCTACAAATGGAAGTGCGTTATCATCAATACCGTATTGAGTACGGTTCAAGTGACGAGGCACAGGCACGAGTAGAGTCGGATCAACAAAGTCAGGAGTAACATACGGCTTAACTACCGTACCGTCGCCTGCCTTTCCTAAATGCTGGGATACAATTTCATTAATTTCCATTACGCTTTTTTTCCTCATACTCGATTGCAAATACTAAAAACTGAATAGCTTTCTTCAAGTCTTGTACTACGTCATCTTTATTACCAGCTCGCCACACATACTTAAATGCCTGAAACCGATTATAATCAGTAAACGTCTTATTAGAACTTATCTCAGCTAACTCTTCAATTATATCAACACACATAGCACCTGACGGTAGCTTATAATGTGAAGGCTTAATAGGATTACCCATTAAATCTATCTCCTAAAACATGTAACCAGGCATTTAACGAAGCCCTTCGTAACGTTACGTACAATTGTTCCTTAGTATGGTGATGGTTGTTATAGACTACTTCTCTAACCACCTCGCCTCCATCTAACTCTGAAGTCACTTTATGTACTATAGATCCTACGAACTTATATTGATCTATGTTATTCCAAGTAAGTTCTTGAGGGTCTTTACCCTTTAACTCAGGATATCTATTGCATAGAGCGGGATGACCATTTAACATTTCGTAAGGCATATCAGGCATGATACGAAGATAACCGTGCAGCGTAATAAAAGGACTTACTCCCATAATATTAGCTTGCCGCTCAATATGAGCCACTAAGCGATCATGTGAGTCCTTGATTACATCAGAGCGAAATTGCAGCTCTTTATGCCAAGTTTTCTTATCTTTATTATTTGTTAAGATAAGATCTGGCCATCTCTCAAGACGATTACTTAACTCAGCAATCTCAGAACCTGTCTGAGAGAACATTGCTATCCACATAATTTAACCATTACAAAAGACTCTAAATTGATCTATATTATATTCTATTCCGCTCCATTTATCAACTACATCTTCATCTATTAGTGTAAATAATTTTACAGAATCTTTATAGTCAAGTCCATTTTCTCCATACTTAATATCAAGTAAGCCATGTACAACGGGGTTAGATGTATCAACCGAATAGATAAAATCCATTCCTTGATAGTAAGTAAACTCTTGAGGGAGACCACAACCTAATAGGTGATGAGGCTTATCTTTATTGATAGTATTATGTTCGAGCCT